GGATAAACATCAGTATTGAGGACTTGTTGATAAAGCAAAAACTGCCCCATTGTTGCTGTGACTTGAATGCGTGTTTGCATTATTTCAACAGCTTCTACCAGTCCCGATTCTATTAAATGTGACTCTTGATTTACAATCTGCTCAAAAGTTTCCATATCAACAACTTTTTCTTCGCCGCTTTGCTTATTAAAGAGTCTGTAATATGGAACCTTAACTTTCTCGAATCTTTCCAATATTCTATATTTTTCATACCCAGCACTATCTGCATCCCTTACTACATCTGGAGTAAATGATTCAGAAGAATTTTTTCTACTCGAAGATGGATAATCATCCTCTTGTGTCATAGTATCTATTTCTGGTAAAGATTCTTCTATTTCTGGATATAAAGAAATAATCTGGTCTTTGGTAAGTACTGTGGATAAAATAATAGAAGATGCATCATCAAAATATCTATTTCTAGATGCTGGGTCGGCATATACTCTAAATGGATTTAAATAAGTAAATTTAACATCGCCCCTACCAAAATCAGCTTCTGGGTCTATATATACATAAAAATATCCCATTCCAGTTATAGCGTAATCGTGAACAGCCTGCTTAAACTGCATATCGCCATCGGATATATCCCAACAATATTCCAATATTGTTTTCCAAACTTGAGCGAGTTTATTGTCGGAGTCCTCTCTTCCGATAGCGGAAAATTTTGGATTCCTTGAGGTAAGTAAAGATTTAAGTTTATCAACAGCAGCATAAACTCTGTCAATAATAAAATCACCTTGCCCAACAGCACTTAATGCGTCAGACTCTTCTTGAGTATAGTGATTTCCTAGAACAAAATCAACGGCATCTCTCGCTTCGTCATCCCAATCAGACCGAGCATCCCGCCATCTTCTCCATAAATCTAAATTCTTTTGCGCCTCATCTACTTGCGCAAAATCTTGTTCGTTAGCGATATTAAATCCCCCGAATACTTAAAGTTAACTTATATTATATAATATAAGCCTAAAACATGCACTTGTCAAGTTTTTTTTTATTTATTTTTAAATTCTTTGACCAGTAACCCAACTTCTCATTATCTTTCTACCTAAAAATTCTTTTTTCTCTTCAATCTTTTCCTCGAAATTCTCAGCATCAAACTTAGCACTTAAAGGAGCTCTTGCGTTTATTATTGAATACCAAAGTCCATCAAGAAGGTCATCATTCTTTGCTTTTGGAAAATGAAACATTTCATCCACTAGATCGCTATGCTGTTTCTTAATATAAAGCTTTCCTCTGTTAACTATTGGACAAAGAAGAGATTCCAATCTATCTTCTTTTTTAATACCAGAAGGAGGTCTAACACCGCGAGCTATTCCTGGAGCCATCTTTCTATCCTTGCCAGATAGTTCATTCACCGCATCACGTATTATTCCCTGTGCTCCAACGTGTTCTACGTTCGCTCTTCTCATTGGTTGATATTCTTTTGCATATTGAAATATCTTTCTTGGCATATCATAAAGTGGTATATGCTCTCTGAAAATGTCTATCACATAAATATTTTTATCGCTATCAATACCAGAAACAATAATAACCTGATAATCATGTTTGGCGGAAGACTCGTAAGCCAAGTCAACACCCATGTATACATTGACTGGAATGGCATCTTCTTTTGTAATAATATAAGCTTGGTTGTTTTTCCCTTTGAATTGTCCATCGAAATAATTAATCTTATCTATTTTAAACTTTGCACTTTCCAAATCTCTAGCGTCATTCATATACTCTTGGGCAAATTTATGAAGTTGACCAACATACTCGTAATCTTTTCTTATGCTTGCTATCTTTTCCTTTGGGAAATAAGAAGGCCACAATGGTTTATCATCCTCTATTACTCTATGAAAGACCATCTCCCAAGTATATTCTTCTTTGTTTTCCTTTGCTTGAAGATAGCCATCGTATATTCCCTGCAAAGCAGAATCATAGTGAACGATTGTTCCTATAAGCCATATAGAACCCTCATTACCTTTAGATTCTTCGAGGGCTGGATAGACTGTAGACATAAGCCATTCTTTAATTTCCTTACGTCTTTCAGGTGTTTTAGTATTTAATTCAGATTCAAAATCATCAAGAATAATTTTCGTATAACGAAGACCGAGTTCAGATCTACCACGAAGTCTTTGACTAGTACCTTTGGCTATAATTCTATCGCCCTTAGAAGTGGTGATTTCTTTTTCAGTCCACTTGTTACCAGCCATATCTCCAAAATAATAATTTAACGCAGGATTAAACTCTATATGACTTTTAATATACTTAAGATGGTCTACTGCCTGACCCTGTTCTTCAGATACCCAAGCTGCAAATTCATTTTTACCCTGAGGGTTAAAACATATTCTATGCAGTAGCGCAGCTTTAGCCAGAGTAGATTTAGTATGACCGCGAGGCAATACAAGACAAAGCCTTCTTATTGTATTATCCAAAAACAACTCACCGACTTCATAGTGAAACGGAGCTGGTTTTGACTTCATAAAGTCATCTGGAAGAAAAAGCTGTCCAAACGCAATCAAGTCTTTCGAGACCATATTGAGTACACGCTCTTTCTCATCTAGATCGTTTGGAATTATATTAAACTTTTCTATCGTACCAATCTCCATTTGGAATCTCTTCAAAAACACCTACCATCTCAAGAAGTTTGTTGCCAGCAACATATACCCAAGCTTTGATTTTATCTCCACTATCCATATTTACATTTACCTTAACTCTTTCGTAAAGACCAATGTTAATACCTTCGTATAAATCATACTGAGCTAAATCCTCGCCAGTTACATCGTGAACCTCAACAACAGTTCCTTTTCCTTTGTAATCCTGTATCATAGCTGGAAATTTTTGATGTCCTGGATAAACAAGGGAAGTATCTTTTACTCTACCAGTATTCTTATCACCATTTCTAAGAGTTCCATATACAGCTAGCTTCATTATTAAACCACATCCCAACTTTTTGAACTTACACCATTTTTCTCGCTACTTTTTACTGGATTCTTTTTAGCCTTTCTTTTTCTCTTTAATTCCATTGAATGTATAAAGAAATTCTCTGGAGGGTCAATTTCACCGATAACTTTTTGAATAAGATTCTCAGCAACCTCATCATTTATCACATAATTCCCCAAAGCATCTTTTAATTTACTTTCTTTTAAATCATTATGTACTTTTAGTACTAAATCGAATTTAACTGTTTTCATTACGATTCTCCATAGTTGAATATTAATCCGGGCATTTTTATTTCAAAGTTTTCATCATACGATGAAAAGCATTCACAACATTCTACAGAAAAATAATCTTCTGATACGTTGTACCATATAGATGTATGTTCCCACATTGGAAACCCACATATTATACAATCTTTATTTCTCGACTTCTCTCGAAGCTTCAATGAGTTTTTTTGAATTTCCGCCTTGGATAGCATTTAATTGATCCTTTGTAAATCCTTGAAATAGTGTGACAGACTCAGTTCTCTTATCAGTTTCCATCATGCCACTTATCTGCATTAATGTCTTAATAGCCTGTATCTTATCTTTGTCTTGAGCATCTCCGTTATCTACAACAGATTTCATTTTCTCAAGCAAATACAATGGAGTAATCTCAGCTTCATGTAGAACCTTCTCTACTTCTTCTCTAATCAATCCCTTTATCCTTTCGGTGCTTAATAGTATCTTTCCTTGGTAATCTGCGTATTTTTCATTATTGGTTGGGTATGCTTTCATAAAAGCATCTGCAATACCATCGCCTTGCGCCACATACTTTGCGAAGAGAAATTCTCTTCTAGTAGGTTTCTTTCTATGTATCTTTTGCTGATATAGTGATGTATCGTCAGAACCGAAAGAGTACATATTCTTTCTAAGCTCTCCTTCCATCTTAACACCATCTCTACAAACAAAAGAGCCAATAGCTGTCCTAACGTAGTGATTACACACGCCCGTAGACTGACTATTCCTAAGCTCACCCCGCTTTAGAACTTGACAGACTTTTCCGTCGTCAGTCGTTACCCAGCTACTTTCAGTGCCATCCCTCCAATTGCGAGTTAATTTTACATCAGGACAGTATTGGCGAAACTCCTTTTCGTCATCATATACCCTATGCTCAACATTCTTTATTTTTCGAACAAGCATATATTATAATATAACCCTTAAATGCACTCTTGTCAAGTATTACCTTGCAATACTTCTTAATTCAGTTGGACTGGAACTCAAACTAGATTTACTTCTTATGAACGGAGAATGACATCCTCCACACCTATATACAGGAAATTCATTAGAACTTGTAAAGTACGTAGCATCTGATGATTTGAGGTTCTTACTTCCACATGAAGGACAAACATTGTCATCCATCAAGATACCTAGATTTGGATGATTCTTTATGTATGGTCTCAATTTAAGATAAAGCTGTTCCAAGCCAACAACGTCTCTTTTGTTGTACTTAAGCATCTCGGCTAATCTTTCTTTGTTTCCATTCATACAATCAACCCACAACTGAAACTCGGTCTTTAATTTCTCCGAAAGACCAAACGTTTTAGTAAGAAAGTCTTGTTTATTAGAACTGAACGCAAATTCCTTTCTTGCAATCTTCAATGTGTCTATTGATTTATATGGAGATGGTGGATTCATATTATTAAGTATGAATCTTGCATTTAACTTCCTTATATCAAATCGATCACCATTGTGACCAATTATGATATCTGCTTGGTCAAGTAGCTTCCAAACGGAATTCAATATTCTTTTATCATCTCTTGCTACAGCTTCTTCTGGAGTAAGAACATCGGAAAGAACATTTTCATCATAAAGCCATTTAGCAGCCCAAGACAGCACATACCAGAACTTTTGATGACCAGCCTTATCTCTTACAAGATTCGTATGCGGAACATATTGTTTTCCAAAATCCCATACCCAAACTGGCATAGGAGTGGTTTCTATATCAAATAGCAGTATCTTAGGAAGAAGACCCGTATCCGTCACATCAGTAGGTCTAGTCCATCCCATAGATTCTATTTTTCGAGTAACAGACTTATATGTACGCATAAAACCTGAATTATCCAATTCGAAGCAAATATCCCGTACACTTTTCATAGTCCTTGTATACTGACTTATTATATTCATTTCAGCTTTAGTCCATCTCATACTCTTTTTCTCCTTTGATTTATTAAAAACCAACTCACTCTAAGAACCAATCTTAGAAATAATGACTCTATGTAGTAAAACAATGTTTTCATTTTCCCCAGACTTTCTCCGCAACTAGCTGTGCAATGACTCCATATACAGATAAATCCTTAAAGGCATCCATATATGTTTCATCTTTCACAGCATTTTCGCCACGATGTTTAACAATAATGTTTTTAAGCCTGTTCACCTTATCATTCATTCTAATCACCAAAGCAGTCAAAGCGAACATTCTATCTTCATCATTATCTAAATCGCCACCAAGCGTTATATTGCCACATCCGTAATCATATTGCTTTCGACAAAATAGATCATACTGTTCTTTGGTTATATCTGAGAATCTTTCCATCATCACAGGATAACCAGATTCAATAGTTTTAACTATTTTCCCGTTTTGCGCCATAAATATTCTCCCACTCCTAATTGATGAAAACCATTTGCAAGACTCTCAATAAGCCCTTCATCGTGTTCGCAACCAGTATTGACAAGAATTACGTGAATTACTTCATGTAAGAAAGTTTCGTTCCTTCTTGACGTTACAAGCTTCTCATCTAAGAAAATCTCGCAAGAGCGTGGATTGTTCATTCCGAACAAATACTTGTTTCCTTCACCACTCTTTTCGCCATCCATGAATTTTACCTTATATTCGTGACCACCTATATCTATTTTTCGCATTTATCTTTTCCTTCCTCTTTTCTCATTGAACCCCAAGCAGGAACCGTACACGGCATTACTTCAGCCCTGATCGGTCTTTTCTTACGCTTTACTTCATTTATCACACCTTCTAGAAATTTTATCTTTTTTGGTGTACTATCTTTATTTATTGCCATTTTCATTTATTCCCGGTATTACTATGTTATCAAAATAATCACATCCCTTTTCTATTATACAGTCTTTATCAGCTTTGTCCTTATCAAGAACAAATCTTAAAACACCGTCTTCTCTATACATCATTGCACCTAAACACTTACCAGCGTTCCAATTAGCACAATATCTCCTTGCATCCTGTTTACTGCTCTTTTTCACAAAAGAGTATAATACATTCAAAAAAACAAACCTAGAAAAATATTTTTTAAAATAATACTTGACAAACAGCCTTTTAAGCCTTATATTGTTAGTACGTGGTGAGCTTAATATAATATATATATAATATATATATATAAAGAAAGAAACATATTACTAACGTAATATTGAAAGAAAGAAGAAAAATAGCATGAATTGTAATTGCGATAGAAGTATAATATCTAATTTTACTCAATATACAAAAAATTATACCAAAATTTTTAAGAATTGGGTGGAAACTCGTACTGTAGTACCAGATTATAGAAAAAAGAAAAACGTTGAAAAAACTAAAAAATAAGCTATCTGCTAGTATATATACCTAGAATTCATAAAAATGCCGTAAAAGTACCGTATTCGGCTTTAAACCGCTATATTTATCTTTGACCTGTAGTATATTATAATAGGCAGCCACGACAGATAGTATTGAACTATAAAAATTGGACTAGATTGTGTGCTAGTCTTTATCGCGGAAAAGGGCATCCCCCTTGCTCGAGATTAGAAAATCCGTTTCTCGTTGAAAATCCGAAATCGAGTTAAGTTATAATGTTTCATTTAAAATACCTTGCTGAATAATAAATAAAAAAAAGCTTGACTCATATTATGTTTTATGCTTATACTCTTTACGTCATGAAGATAAAAAACAACACAATAAAAAAAGAGGATAAAATGAAAAATAAGCAAACTCCAATTAATCAAGTGCAGTGGGATGAACTAGTTTCTCAAGGAATCGACCCTGAATCTATGAACTTTCGTCTTAAGGGCGTTCGAGGTAATAAGAACATAACTCACGCAGACTTCGAACAGCAGGAAAAATATGCTGAAGCTGAAGCACTTACACGAGAAGTCGGAACATTCACTCACCCCGAAACTGGTAAACTGATGAAGTGCGGAGTCTATTGTCACGCAGTTCCAGGCCAAGACTAGAGCCCAATCGATCGACCCGAGCCCCAGACTAACAAACTGGGGCTCTTTCTTATAGACCTAACCACAGACTCGGAGGAAACTTAGACCAGTAAAAATTATGGAACTAACTCAAACAATTTTACTAGCCAAAACGCTTATGGAGAAACACGAGCTCGACGGCTGGAAACTTAAATTCGACGAGAGCAAATCACATCTTGGTCAGTGCAGACATTCTGAAAAATCAATATATCTCTCAATTCGTTACACCGAGATTAATAATTATAATATAATCAGAAATGTCATACTGCACGAGATTGCACACGCTCTCGTAGGTTCTGGACACGGACATAATCGTATATGGAGAACAATAGCGAGAAGTATTGGTTGTACAGGAGAGAGATGTACAAATGGAGCTATATCGCCAAGAGGTAAATGGACACGATACTGTAATAATTGTAAATTTGAGTATCAGGCAAACAGGCGAACATCAAAGAATAGAGCTTGTAGTAAATGCTGTAAAAAGCATAATGGAGGACGATATGCTGAAGAGTATAAATTAGAATGGAGATTAAATAAAAATATCTATGACGAGAATGGTAAACTTATTAACTGATAAACACACCGAGAGGAGGTGAACTAAAAGATGAGTGAATTAATTACACTGATGGATATATTTGCAATTATATGTCTGCTTGGAGCAATACATTTTTTCTTCCTCGCATACAAATCATTAGACTCGTAAATTAGACTGCAAAATAATTTCAAAAGAGCTAAAAAATACTTGCATCATATATGATTTTATTCGTATATTCCATTAAGTTGAACAGAACTCTAACCTCGGAGGTAATTTGACAGAAAAAGCTACTCCGATTGATGACTATTTATCTCAGAATATAAAATCTAAGGAGAAAATAGTTGTCAGTCTTGAACGCACACAATCTGCTTGGGAATTTACATTTCCAGATGGAGCGATTATTGAGTTGCCAGACCTCAAATCGTGCGAAAAACTCATCTGGCACTACCACAGAATAGCCCAATTCAGGGACATAGATTACACTCTAATAGACAAGAATACTGCTACAAAGTACTCTGACCATCGTAAGTTTACTGATTATATCGTAGCCTGCCAAGAAAGACAGCAGTTAACAAGAGCAAATAGACGGGTGAGATCTAAACCAAAATTAGCAAGGAGAAAAAAGACTCCTAAAATAGATACACGAATATATGACAGAAATTACTAATGTGAGAAATTTGATAAATAAAAAAGGAGACTAAATATGGCGTGGAGTAAAGAATATGATTGGAAATCTTACAAAAGCAAGAGAGGTTTTCCATATTCGAGCACAAGAGACCCTCTTTATATAAAAGAACGTAACGA